TGCAGTAATGAAAATTAAAGATGAAGAGGGTAAAACTCTTGAAGATAACGGATACGACGAAGATTTTTTTGAAGATCGTATATGCACCCTTCATCATTATTGTAAACATAAACTTATGCGTAGAGAAGTTTTTACAGAAAAAAATAATAAAGATTTTAACAATTTATGTAGAGAAAACACAGGGTTTCGACTTTCAAAAGAAAAAACTATAAAAAAACATCCTTTCTTTAAATTTATGACACATTCTCGCGGTAATGGGAAAACTTTAAAAGAATATTGGTATGATAAAGATACACAAACTAGAGAATATTATCCATATAGGAATGTTGATCAACTAATAGACCTAAATGATACTTATGAAAACTACAAAAGAACAAATGGACTATATGATTTTGCAGACATGATTGATGAGTATAACTTAATCTACTCTAATAAAGAAAACCCTAACTCTAAAGAATCAACAATTGAAGCTTTAATTATAGATGAAGCACAAGATTCTAACGTTCCTCAAATGGTAGCCATTGGAAAAATGGCTAAAAATGTAAAAGACGAACACTTTTATTTAGTAGGAGATCCGGATCAAACTATTTTTGAGTTTGCTGGATCCGATGCACACTTCTTCCACCAAGCTGCAAAAAATCCTTACCGCCAATTAAAAGAAGGACTTAGATGCGGAAGAGCTATTAATACATTTTGTAAAGAAATAATTGCACCAGTCTGGAAAGACTATGGGTACACGAGAGAGTGGTCGCCCGCTAAATATGATGAAGAATATCATGGAAAAAGAAATTTAATACCAGAAGGATGTAAAGCAGGGGATACTATAGAAGGACATAAATATGAATTAGCGGATCTTGATCCCTCAAAAAACCTGGACATTCTTCTAGATAAAATGAGAAACACTAAACAAACTTTTATTTTTGCTTATAGAGGTTATCCAAGTAATGTTTATATTACCGACTTTTTAAAGCGTCATGGTTTTGAATTTGCTCATATAAAAAATACTAATCCTCATGTAAATAAAAAAGAAATAAATTGGCACCGTGAGTGGCCTACATTTATAAGCGGAGGGGTTAAACATTTAGATGAGATAAAAGGAAAATATTGGAAATATTTAAGTGGAAAAGCTAAGGTATATGGAAAAGGAGAATTCAAATTTGAAGGATGGATTAAAAGAGACTACTCTTACAAAGAATTAGTAGAAGCTAAACTTCTAAAACCTAACTTAGGGACAAACTTCGCCCTTCTTATAACAAGACAAGGCAAAGATCATGACAATCGAATGGTTTATATAAAAAAAATTATAAACAACGGAGGATTTAATGCTGAAGATAATATTAGAATTAAGTATGGAAACATTCACGATGTAAAAGGAACTACATTTGATAATGTAGTTGGAGATTTAACATTATACAGAATGAAGCCAGAAGGTTTCTATGTCCAGAAAAGATTGAAGTACACCATGTTCAGTAGAGGAATATTTGACTGTTGGGTTATTAAATCGCAAACAGGAAGAGAGTTAGGAAATTATGGTCCGATTCCTAATAGACCATTATGGTTAAATGAAGATACTTTTCATAGAAGATGGAGACCGGACTGGGATGAAATTGAAAATCCACAAAACAATGACAGGAGAATGACATGAGTACATACGACAAACAAATCGGTGGAACACACTATCAGAAATTTAAAATTCAGCCAAGTAAATTTGTAATTGAAAATGAGTTGCTCTATCCGGAAGGATGCGTTATAAAATATATCTTGAGACACAGATTGAAAGGAAAAAGACAAGATTTAGAAAAAGCAAAACATTTCATCGATATGATTATTGAACGAGATTATCCTAAAGATTTTTTAGAAGAGGCAGAAAAAGAAAAGAAAGAACTAGAAGAATCTTACCAAGAAGCAAAACGACAAACTGAAGAGCGGAAATCCAACGAATGGATTAAAGGCTATAAAAAATGGAAGAAAAATAAATAATGTGTACTGTTCCACAATTAAGTCAGTTAGATCTAAAAGGTGTGGATACAGTTGCAGTTGACTTAGAAACTTATGATCCTGAATTAATAAAAAAAGGTTCTGGAGCTGTAAAAAAAATAGGTTTTGTTTGTGGCATCGCTATTGCTACTAAAAAACAAACTTTATATTTTCCCATAAAGCACGCACATACAGATAATTTAAACCCAGACAATACCTGGAAGGTCCTTAATAAAAAACTCTTTCAAAACAAGGATATACGTAAAGTTTTTCATAATGCAATGTATGATGTGTGTTGGATTCGTGCGGAATCAGGGCTTATGCCTCAGGGACCTTTACTAGATACCATGGTTGCTGCCTCAGTTATTGATGAAAACAGAATGAAATATTCTTTAGATTCATTAAGTAAGGATTATTTAAAAGATACTAAATATAAATATGACTTAAGAGATAAGGTTCTAACATGGTCTAAAGGAACTATTAAAGATCCTATGACTAGCATGCATAAATTGTCCTATGCTGTGGTAAAAGATTATGCGGAGCAAGATGTAAGTTTAACTTTGAGATTGTGGAATCTTTTTGAAAAAGAAATAGATGAGGAAAAAGTAGTAGAAAAAGGTACAAAAGATGAAAAGAAAAAAACTTTAAGGTCTATTTTTGAATTAGAAACACAACTATTTCCTTGCTTAGTTGATATGAAATTTACAGGAGTACGAATAGACGAGGTTGGAGCTAAAAAATTAGGTAAAAGATTAGAAAGAACAAAAAATAATATAGTTAATTATATTCACAGAAGAACAGGAATTAGAATAGAAATTTGGGCGGCCTCTTCTATTAAGAAACTTTTAGATGAATTAAAAATAAAGGACTATAAGATCACACCCAAATCTAAATTACCTCAGTTACCAAAAGATTATTTAAAAACTCATAAAAATCATTTTTTAAGAATGGTTGCTAAAGCTAGGGAGTACGATAAAGCCGAAGGCACTTTTGTTGAAGGCCTTTTAAACTTTGTTCATAAAGGAAGGATTCATGCAGATATTAATCAGATTAGAGGAGAAAAAGGAGGAACAATCACTGGAAGATTTTCTATGTCTAATCCAAACCTACAACAGATTCCAGCTAAAGGATTTATTGGTAAAAAGATGAGAGAGTTATTTCTTCCTGAAGAAGGATATAACTGGGGAAGCTTTGACTACTCTCAACAGGAGCCAAGACTCGTTGTTCATTACGCTCTAAAACTTAGAGGTTGTAATGTAGGAACAGAAAAAGTAGTTGACGCCTATAGTAATAACCCTGACGCAGATTTTCATCAGGTGGTAGCAGACATGGCTAACATACCACGGATCACGGCCAAAACAATTAACTTAGGACTATTTTATGGAATGGGTAAAAATAGATTAGCTCAACAATTAGGCCTCGACTCACAGGAATCAAAAATACTATTTAATAAATATCATAAAGAAGCTCCTTTCGTAAAGAAACTCTCTTCTAGTTTAGAAGATTTTGCTAAAAGAAATATGTTTCTTTATACTCTGGAAGATAGGTTTTGTCGTTTTGATAAATGGGAACCTATGGCTAAGAGATGGAAGCCGAAGGAAAAGAAATTTGTAATTAAAGTAACAGAAACAACAAAAGACAAGGACGGAAAAGAAAAGATAATTGAAGTAGAAAGACCTGTGCCATTACTTTCGGAAGAAGACGCTAAAACTCATTATAAAGCCATGAGATCTGATAAAGGTTATCCACCTGATGAAGCATGTAAACATTTTACAAACTTTTATCAACCTGCTTTTGTATACAAAGCTCTAAATAAATTAATTCAAGGAAGTGCAGCTGATATGACTAAAAAAGCAATGGTAGAATTATATAAAAAAGGAATTGTACCTCATATACAAATACATGACGAGTTGTGTATTTCCATAAAAAATGATAAAGAGTCTTCAATTATAAAGAAAATAATGGAAACCGCTATTCTTCTTAAAGTTAATAATAAAGTTAACTATAAAAAAGGGAAAAATTGGGGTACAATAAGAGAAAAATAGGAGAAAACTAT